TGTTAGGGTTACAGTGTTGGTTCTAGGGGTAGTCCACTTGTCGGCGTTAGGGTGGTAACCATCGTGGAACACGCGGCTACCAAGAACATACAGGTCTGTGTTAAAGTAAAACGCTGGACGATCCGTATAAATATGTGCCCAAGAGGTATTTGCAGGACCAAAGTCAATATAACCAGAGGGGCTTTGTACTCTGACACTATTCCAAGGGTTATTTGTTAGGTACCCAGTGCCTCCTCCCGGAAAAACGTTTGCGCTACTGTCGATAACTTTGGTCGTACTGTAGGTTAGACTATCGGCTGAAAAATCTCTTGTGCCAACGTAGTAACCATTAGAAGAGTTAACAAAGCCATTCCAAGCATTAATAAGTTTTGACTGGAGTCCGCCGCCGTTTATTACGCCATCGGCACCAAAACTCTGGACACCACCAATATAAACACCGTTTACAGTTGGATTGTTGTCACTGTAAGCCCAAGCGTTTCCATCTCCGTCAGGGTTTATAGGAATGTATTGACTGTGTGTATGGCCAGTCACAGCATACCTTCCATCAAGATCAACAGAGGCTAAACCAGTAACATGACCAAAGCCATCAAGAGTTACATCCTGAATAACAACACCGTTACTGTTATTTACGCTAGCCTGAGTAGAAGTATCTGCGTGACTTAACGTAATAGAAGTGTTTGTTGACTGGTTAGCCGTACCTAACTGCGCACCTCCAGTAAGACCACTGCCCGTGTTAACAGTTAAATTTCCGTTGCCGACACTAGGCTGAGACGCGGCAATAGTTAGGGTATCAGTGGCGCTGTCTGTAGTAACAGTTACGTTGCTGCCGCCGACAATAGTTAACGTGTCGTTGTTTGAATCGGCAACGATGGTGTTTTGCCCAGAGACCGCAATGTTTTTGAAGATGGCCTGAGACGAGCCACGGTCAGTGTTGGTCAGCGTAATCGAGGTAGCGCTAGCTTGGTTAGCTGTTCCTAGTTGCCCGCCGCCGGATAAGCCAGTGCTTGTGTTGACAGTGAAGGCGCCGTCGCCAACAGAAATTGCACTCGTGGAAGCGGCAGTTACACGACCCTTGGCGTCAACGGCCAAAGACGGAATAGCCGTAGACGAGCCATATGTTCCAGCCGTAACTCCACTATTAGCCAGTGTCGCGGCAGCCGTAACGTTCTGCGAACCATTAAAAGACGGGCTTGTGTATGTCACGTCGCCTGTCATGGCAATCGTGCGCCCAGTCTGCAAGTTACTAGCGGTAGTGGCGTTTCCGCTCAAGGCGGCGCTAATGGTACCAGCAGAAAAATTACCAGAGGCGTCACGGGCGACAATCGTAGAAGCCGTGTTCGCACTAGTAGCGTTAGAGGTAACTGTAAACGTCGAAGCAGTGGCTTGGTTAGCCGAGAAAGTCGCGCTTCCAGAAATGCCGGTGCCGGACGTATTAAGAGTCAGTGCGCCATCGCTAGCCGAAACGACGTTTTGCCATGAAGCAGTAGACCCGTCTGTTTGCAGATACTTTCCTGAGTTACTTGTTTGCGTCGGTAATAGGCTGTTTTTTACAGCCGTCGAAACAGTGCGAGTAGCCGAGATATGAACGTACTGGGGGTGGTCATCGTCCACTAGCCCGGAAAGATTGCCGTGGTCTGTAGCTGGATTCGCAGCTGGGTTAGCCGCGCTAAGCGACCGCAGATCAATCACATTGACAATGCGGGCGTGGGGGGTGTTAGTGTTTGAATCCGCGCAGTTGTACACTAACTTGTACAGGGGCCGAAACTCGACTGACGGAAAGTCTGGTAAGTTTAACGAGCTAAAGCTAGTCGCCTCAGCATCACCCTGACTATCCGCCTGACTCTGCCCAATGATTGCAACGACAGGGTACGTTAGGTTGTTAGTCGCCAGAATCCACGTAGTACCGTACTTATTGTTCGTTACGTCAGCGGTAGACCACACTCCGCCAGAAAGCAAGTTGTATTGTGGACGTGCAGTGCCTTGCTTAAGGGGGAAATTAGTAGGGGCGTCCAGAACCCAAGCGGTCCCTTGCAGATGCAGGACTGGAATCTTGGCTGGGAAAGCCAAATTCTGTTGCCAAGTATTAGCAGTTGGAGTAGCAGTTGACACAATGTCAACCTGCATGTCTTCGTCGAAGAACGTGCCGCCTTCTACCGCTAGCTGAGCATCGGCGTTTAAATTGCCAGTCCCGGTAGTAGTGTACCCACTGGCCGCGAAACCATTGGCGATAGCAGCGCCACGCGTGCGGTGCAAGTATTCGTGCGTCTGCCAGTCTAGGACAACCCCGTGGCGCTCGTCACCGAAATAAACAGCCGCGCCAGTAGTAGCGTTCCAGTAGACGTAAGCCGTAGGCGCGTCGCTGTCCCACGTAAAATATGTTGTCTTGGTAGACAGCACACCGGCGTCGCTGAAATAGATGTAGTGCAGCCCTGTGGTGTTAGGGATAACTACTGTTTGAGCCGACGTAAAGACATGCTTGTTGCCTTTACACCACACAGTAAACGACGCGCCTACGGGCGAGATACTAAACGTACGAGAAGCTGTTGTAAAGCTAATCGATGATTCAGTAATATCCTCGTGCCCAATAGGCTCGCCGCCTACCGTAGCTACTTCGGCTAAATTTGTAAAGTTCGCATCGACCTCCGCGTTGGTTAGCGGTGAGCCTTTGCCAGCACGGGTGACGATGTCGACCATTCAAACTTCTCCAATTAAGACACAGTAATTTGCCAAGTGATGCTCATCGCATCGTCTACGCCTTTGTTAACAACAGCGAATACAGTACGGCAAAGCATAACACCGCCGGTGGGGTCGTTAAACAAACCTGCTTCTGTAACCGCACCAGTACCAGTACCGGCTGGGAAATCGCCTACATAAGTAACCACAGCACCAGATGAAGTATCTGAAGTCAAAGCAACGCGGCCCAACTCGCTACCAAGGTTTGTGTCCCCTGCAGCGGCGGCTGATGTACCAGCACCGACAGCCATGTGGCTCATCTGAGTGGGCGTGCCAACCATCGCAGCAGCAATAAATTCTTTACCTGATGTAACCACCAAGTTCTTAATGTTTTGCTCTTGCTTAAGAGCACCGTTTTTATCAAAGACCTTAATCGCTACTGCGCCGGTCACCTTCAAGTTCTCTTGGAACATGATTTACTCCTATAAATATCGGGAGTCCCCGACGTAGTCTTCTGCGAAATAGGTCGGGTCGCAGTAACCCTGACTGACAAGCCCAAAACTTTCTGAAACAGAAAAAGCGTCAGATAGAACTGGACTAACCAATATGGTAGCATTATCGCTCAGTAGCGCAACGTTTGCTACTGTTCGTTCCCACACAAACGCAATGCCGTCCCCCGCGCCAAAGTTGTCGTTTAAGGCGAAAGCATCGTCGAAATAACGAACATAAACGAGCGTTGGGGTAACGATGTCGGTAATAAACGTCTCATCAGCAAGACCTTTACCAACGTCCAAAGCTGTACCATCTGGAACAGACAGCGTGTCTTGAAGCGGCTTTGAAAACTGATAGCTAGAGGCCTCCTCTGCCGTCACAGTGTCGTCTACTGGCTTACTCAGCTCAAACGTAGAGACTTCCGAAATAATAAAGCCGTCAGTGAGGGGCTTACTTAGGTCTAAAACCGGAGCGTCGGATAGAGACAGGCCGTCAGCTACTGGCTTTACAAACCCCTTTTCTGAGGTTTCAGTAACAGAAGTAGTATCAGAAAGAGGCTTCGTAGTCGAAAACGCAGTAGCGTCAGCTACCCATACCTCGTCAAAAGCGCGGCGCGCTACGTCAAGAGTGTCGCTATCCTGCAGAGTGAAACTATCTTGGGTAGGGCCTTTAGTAAAATCAAAAGCGGCGGAACTACCTAAAGCGACCGCGTCAGACAGCCCCTTTTGTGCTTGTACCGTTGAGAAATCGCTAGTAGTAAAGTTATCCGTAGCTGAGCGGCTAAAGCTCAACGAAGCTGAGTCTAAGGCAGAAACAGTATCAGTGCGCAGCTTAGCGAGCGTAAACTGCTTGCCTTCTACTACAGCCACAGCATCTACGACATACTTATACAGCCCCGTGTAGTCAATGGTAGCCGCAACAGCGAAGCTAATGTAATCAAGCTGCGCGGCAGGTACAGAATATGTAAGGTCGCCGCTTAGAAGCGTGTAATTTGTCTGCGCAACTGGAGATACAGCGGTGACGCCAGCTATAGGCGCAACAATAGATACACTCAGCCTCGGCTTTACAATCTGAGCGGAAGCGCTAGGGCTAACAATGGTTAGCCTAGTCGCCATTAGAAGTCCTCGCGAACTTTAAAGCGTAGGGTATCGTAGACTGTCTGGATTTGCCCGTCGCTAAACGTAATCTCAATCTCGCCTTCGTAGTCGCCAGCATCGCCAGCCAACATTTCTGGAGCAGAAGCTGGATAGAAAACGCAAACGCCATTAGGGCCGTCCGTGACCGTACCAGTAACAGTCGCAGTAAGCGTTGTAGCGCCTAACGCGCGGAACTTCAAAACAGGAGTAGCGCCTGTTAGTCCAATAGCAGACCCAGTCGTTTCGTCGGTCAGAGTGCAGACAATCGCAGGGCGGGTATCACCTTGGACTAGTTTGATCTTATCTACCATAACGCTTCCTTAAGCAGCCGGAGCCATCGTCACACTATGTTTGACACCGCGCATGTCGCGAATACGAGCGCGAGAGATGGCTTGCTCGTATTGTTTTTTGTTGTACTCAGCCATGCTTACGTCTGTCCAATCCTTACCGGGGATAACAGCTAGACGAGCAATAGTTCCGCAAATAATAGCGTCCGCCCATGTCTCGTAAATCCAATCTTCAACACCAGTGGCTGTACGGCTAGGCTTCAGAACACCGGTAAGGCGTAAGTGAACACGGGAGTCTGGAATAGGGAACAGGCGAATGGAATTATCGGAATGAATCCAGTAGTGAGTGGGGTTACCTCTGTCGTACCGCCGATCATTGGGGATCATGCGAATATCAGTATGCTGCAGCGCCATATTATCAACCACGACAGATGTCACTGCTTCTACAAAAACATCGGCGCTGAGGTCGTACTCAACGATGCCGGGGGCTGTAAAAATAGGATCAATATCATCGCGCCAAAGGTGCGTCTGCGCAAAGAAATCCGCTGCTGTAATAGCAAGGTAGGTTTTAACAGTGATGTCAGGGCAGCCCGGAATGTGGGGCTTCACCAATGGTAAGAAGTCATCCCACACTTTTGCCATTATGCAACTCCGGGTTGTGACGCTGCCTCGACCTGACCTTTACCAGTTAGTGCAGCTTGGAACGCCTGCAGGTGGGCTACGGCTCGCTGAGAATTACCTGCGTACTCTGCGTCTTTGCTGTAAGCACGATACAGAATGTAGTCAAGGATAGCGCCAGCGTAACTATCATCAACACTAATTGTGTCGGTAGTCAGTGGGTTTCCTAACTCAGCTTCTGTGAGAGAGTGACCTTGTGGTACAGATGAATACACAATCTCTAGCTCTGCCGTAACAGCCGCAGGAGGGTACACCAAAAATTCTTTGGGCAGCCGTGGGTCAAACATGTAGTGTTGGATAGTGGTAACTGGCGTGTCGCCGTACCATGTGCGGCGTTGGTCATCCAACATATTTCGGTTTGTTAGGCGGATCGCGCTTTTATCAGAAGCAGCAGCGACGTTACGCACAACATCGATCAAACGCAAGGCGCTAGAAAACACAGAAGTGACGTTTTGGCGAGGGCCTACCGCACAAGTAAAGGTGCCTGTCTGCGTATTTGCATCCGGGCGCAAATTGATAATGTCTCGATACGAATCATTCAGCCACAACTGCAGCTCGGTGAGCGGCCATCGGACAGAGGTTGTGTCTTGCAGTAACGTTTTAGCACGCTCTACTACTTCTACGACTTTAACTGCGGCCATGGCTTACCTCATTCTTTAGCAACGTCAATATCGACGCGTAGACCCACTGCTTCTGACACAGATTCTACAGCAGCCGCAAACTTTTTGCGAGTTTTTACAGGAACCGCTTCAGCGACTACGACATTAGACTGCTCGTTAGCCAAAACTTGGCCTTTTTCGGTTAGTTGCCAGTCTTGCCCTTCGAGTTTGGCGAGAACGACAATTTCGCCGTTGATCGTGGCACGGATTTTGTGGCCCAAAATTTGGCCGTTAAGCCGCTTCATCAAATCTAACGGATTCATAGTTTCTCCAAAAAGACAGAGAGGGGGCGCTAGGCCCCCTCTTCTTAGCCACTATTAGGTAGCGGAACCGACTTGAGCAACGACCAGAGCTTCTGGCTTAGTCACTTTGCGGCCATAGACAGCCAAACCGCGAACGATGTCGCCGAAGTCTGTCTGGTTACGCAGGGGCTCAGTCTTGTTGATGGTCATGGCAAAAGACACAGCGGCCTTAGTACCAGCAATCATCGTACGACGGGCTTTAGCGTCAGTCACAGCACCACCGGTAGAGGTAGCAGACAAACCAGCAACCAATGCCTTACCAGCTTCGCCTTTTGGCAACAGGTTAGACACGTAGACGCTGAAGCGGTCCAACATACCGATCTTACCAGAGCGGATGGTGCTTGAGTTATCACCAGAGAAGTACGCCTGAGCGATGCTTGATTGCATCAACAGGTGACGGTCATAGGGTGACAGGATCAAGAAACGGCCATCTTCAGGAACGTTCTGCTCGTCCAAAGCTGTAGACATGCGAAGGATAGCCTTCAACACGTTCTCAGGGGTAGCTTGGTCGACAGGAGCGGTATCAGAGCCCAAGTTGTAGGCAGCAGAGATAGCACCAGCAGTAGAACCTTCGTTCGCAGCGGCAGGGCCTTCGGTCACAAAGCTGTTGAAGAACACTTCGTTTTCGATAGCGATTTTCAACTGCTTAGCAGCATCTTCCGTGAACATGTTCATCAAAGACATGTCTGACTGATAAGCCAAAACGTCGTTGACTTGCACGCCAAAGTACTTGCCTTTGTTGACTTGCATGTCTTGGAAAATGGGCTCAGGCACTTCGTAGCTCAAGCTCTGACCAGCGGTGTAGTCAGAGATGCTGATTGAAGGAGCCAAACGGATACGAACGGTATCGCCTTGGTTCTTCAACTCGCCTTCGTAGTCAGTGTTAGTGACTTCTGACAGCATAGTGTTCTGGTAGAACTTGGCAAGCAACTTGCCGGACCACAGGGTGGGGATAAATGCGCCAGAGTAAGACTGGCTAGTGGCGAAGTCGCCAGTGACGGGATAAACAGCAGCCATTTTGGCCTCCTTAAAAGTTTAAAACAGGTTGGTTAGACACCTGTATATAGGTTACGCGGTAACGCGGTTCTCCATATACGCAGCATCAATTTCAGCTTCAAGTTTACGAGCCGCTTCAATGTCACCTCGACCACCCAAATCAGCCGCCTTTTTAAACATAGCCTCAATCTGTTTTACAGAATAAGTCTTGCCTTTTGGCTGAACTGGTGCGGCGTTAGTAGCACTGCGGTTCGGTTGAATCTGACGCTCTAGCTCTTCGTTTGGACCTTTTGGTTGCGACGCGGGAGCAATGCCTTGTTTAAACATACTCACGTAATACGCAACGCCTTCGGCATCGCCTCGGTTGAACGCTTCTTGCGCCACAGTCATTCGAGGGGCTCGGATCAGAGGATCAACTTCGTTAAGCCAAGCGATCCATTTAGGGTCGGCGTTAACTTGGTCAAAATCCGGCACCATACGGTGCAGTCTCTGCTCAAAGCTAGCTTCAGAAACTTGTGAACCGGTCTTTGTCAACTGCTCGCGCAGGACATCGTTGTCGGATCGGAGTTTCTCAAGCTCCTCTTGGAACTCTTGCGCCACTTCGCGGGCTACCTTGCGTTGTACCTCAATAAGGTCCTCGCCAAAGGCTTGGACATCATCATCAGTAACCAGTTTCTTTCGCTCTTTAGGCTTCGGTGCTTCCTCAGCTTTAGGCTTCTCCAGCTCTTTCATCTGAGCCTTCAATTCCTTCAACTGAGCATGCAATCGGGGAACTTCCGCGTCGTACATCCCTTGCAGGGTACGGTACTTCTGTTGCCACGTTTCCTCTTCCTGTGGATCGACTTCCACTGGGTTAGACGGTTCTACCTTCGGTTGTTCTGTCGCTTTGGGTTCTTCAGCTACAGGCGTGGGCTCTGTTGACTGCTCTTCAACTTCGGCTGCGGGCTCCTCCGTAGGGGGGCTTTTAGCTTCTTGATCTTTAGCCAACTGCGCTTCCAGCGCTTCTAAATCCTTAATCGTCTTCTCAACTTGTTTAGGCAATGCCATCTTAATTTCCCTTTTCGCTCCAACTCTGCTCTGGGCTCCTACTGCGGTCTGCCGTTTGCATAATGGTTTGCTTCGGTTTACAAAAATGCGGGTTATTTAACCCGCTCGACTATCTCGGACGATTTTTCAACCGCTTCGAGAAAATCTTGAAGAACTTCAGCTCGACCTTGCAGGCGGTGAATCATTACCGTATCGTCAGCCATTACTAAGGCGTTTTTAGCCTCGTCTAGCTTAGATCGGAAAAGTCCTACCAGCGCTGCGTTTTCCGGCTGCTTGCAGCGTAGTAACGCTTGCATATGCTGCCTGTCAGGCTTAGGTCCGATAAAAATCCTCATGTGCTCAATTTTATAGCAACTTGTTACTAATGTGTCAACAAGTTACATTCCGTTAGGTCTTGGGGACATAAAATTACTCTCGCGCCCACCAACTTGAGAACCATCGGGTAACATATTCTTACCTTCTGGGGCTGCTTGTGATGGTTGACCGCGCTGAGCTTCTTGAACAGCGCCCATAACTTGCTGTAACTGTTGTTGCAACTGCTGGATAACTTGTTGCTGTTGTTCGATAGTGCTAATCTGCTGGCGGTCAGGGACAATGCGGTCCACGTTACCGTTTAGATTACTAGCCGCAGAACGCAACAACTCAGCCGCACCATCCATGCCAACAATCTGCTGAGCAATCGGGTTAGTCAAGACGAGCTGCATAAACTCATTACGGCGGATAGCTTCAGCTTCTTTAACAACCAAACTATTAGCGCCACGAGCGACAACACTTACATCGCCGATCAAATCAGGGTCTTCGCTATAGCGAAGGTTATCTTGATACAAGCGTTCAATAGCCGGGACAATAACGTTCTGGTCGATATTGCTGATAACCTGCTTAATGCCTTTACCAGCGTTGCTAATTAGCATCGACAAGCCAGATGAGGTACGCCCAGCACCGGGCGTATGTTCGCCCGTCATGTAGCGGGGAATCATTGTGTCCTCGTCCGCACGCGCAGAGAACTTCTCAAACACCGTTAGTAATTCACCTGCATTACTGTTTGGCTGGAAAAACTGAATAGGCTGTGAGCTGTCACCATAGTCAGAACTCTGGAACTGCCAGATCTTCCAAGGGTGCATCTCAGTGATGTCTTCGCCCGGGGGCAAGCGAGAGACGTTCACCCCGACCTGCGGGCCAGAGCTGATGCCCATGTTGTTCGCCAAGCTGCGAGCAGTGGAGTTAACCATTGCCTGTGAATCACGGCACAAATCTGTAACGCCTTTGCCCTCAACGGCGCCGGGTAGGCTCTCGTAAGAAGTCAGGTAATACGGCTTGCGACCGAGTGGGTCGTAGTTCAGAACTGCGCGGATAACAGTGCCGCCGATCAACCAAACTTCGCAGGGATAGCTAAGTGCTGGGTCTGGGATTTCTTTTTCAGTCAAGCCCCAGTCAAGCAGGTATTTACCCTGTACTGAGTCCCACAACTGTAAGGCGTCGATCAAGTCGTCTGTCGCAAGGGCGTCGGTTGTATTCTTACCCTCGGCTTCAGCTTTCGCAGAATCAGACCACAGCCATTCCTTCAGGCTACCGCCAGTGAAGTCGTCAAGGACGCTACGAATAGCATCGTTGTTATAGCCGGGCACATCAATCAGAGCCTGCAGGTTTTCTGCAGTCATGCGGTGGCGCTCAATAACGAACCCATCGTTAATGTCCCAAGCCCACGGAGCCCAGTACAACATGAACGGGTCAACGCGCTCCCACTCGTTACGAATAGCTTGTGTCGGGACTAGCTTTCCGTTTTGCCAAGTCATTGTCTTGCGACGACGCTTGATGGGGCCTTTCATAGCCGCGAACGGGAACGTTACAACATCATCCAAAAACTCGTTAAAGGATTTCGCCCAGTTGCCTTCGGCAAGCTGGTCTTCCATTTTCTTTTCCATGCGCTTTACGCGATCCGCTGCTTCTTCTTGCATTTCGCGAGAAGCGCGGTCTTTCATCTGGATAGCAATAGCGCGAAGCTCGTCTTCGCTTGGCGGCTGCATGCCTTGCTGCATCATCGCCATCAACTCTTGCTGCATCTTAGCTTGTAACTCAGCGATGCGCTCTGGGGGAATCTCAGCTATAGGCGTCGGGTCAATCGCCCAAGGTTTATCAGTGCCTGCGCCAAGCAACGTATCACGCAACCAACTTGTAGCAGCACGACACTTAACTGATGTCAAGTTAATGAAAATCTCTGAGCCGCCTTGCGACTTGATCGTCGCTAGCACATCTGGGTCGTATTCGCCGTTGCGCTGACGCAACCCCTGTAACATCCGCTCTTCTAAATCGCGCTTACCAGTCTTCGCAATATCCCAGCGCTTACGCACATGCGCGGCTAAACCCTGAATAACAGGTTGGTTCTGCATATCATCGCTGCGCTTTTTCGCCTCGGCCTGAGCGTCGAGCTGCGTCGCTGTAACAACGGGAAATAATGCGATACCAGTAGCCATAGATAAGTCCTTAGATTACAGGAATTGTACTCTTAGCAGTTATTTTATCAAGTGTAAAGAAATTTTGCGCGTTTTATCTCGCGCTTCGCGGTCTGAAGCCCAAAACCGCGAATATTCATGTCAATAACTGCTGCGCCGTACTGGAGGGCGTCATGAATGTGGCTTGACTCGTTTTTATCTGGCTTATCTTCCAGTTCGCCGTTTCTTTTTACTTTATATCTGTACCCAGACCTAAAACCTTTGATAAGATTGGTACAGCGTGGGTCCACGAGGAACATGGCTTTGCCCTCGATTTGTTGATTTAGCAGGCGTTCCACAGCGGCGATACGCTTTTCCGGGTCATTTGTAGGCGGCTTAACGCACTTAAAACCAGCATTTTTCAGGGCGTCCACGAGGGTCATCTCGTTTAGCTGCTGTTTCATAAACCCGGCTGGGTCAGGCGCCACCACAAACTGGTACCCCGGATACGTGTTCGCGATGTGCGGATTTAACTTCGTCGTAATGAACGTCTCGATTCCCATATTCTCGGACGTAATTTCCGAAAGCACCAGTACGCGACCACGCGGGTCCCGCTGCATGAAGACGGCTGCCGGTGTGCGGCCAAAGTCTAGTCCTATCGTGACTGGGTAGTCTGCGTTAGCTATCGGCCTTATCTCTTCGGGCGCTACATGGAACTCTTGGGTGAACGTTCGCTGGTAGACCGGGGTGCCTGATAAAGACCGCCCAAACTTATTGTGGATATAGACATCAATCCAATCCTCAGATTTCCCCTCGGCAAGGGTCTCGTAATACCCCCTAACCAGATTGTCTTTCCAGTCTGCCTCGTCCGATAGCGCCGAAGGCTGCATGAATATTTCCGCTGTGCTGGGCGGGTCGCTCATGTACTCTTCCCAGAACGTGTCGGCGTCGGGTGCGTTAGTCGCTCCCCATATGTGGTGGTTAGGCTCCCCGTTGTCATCCACACAGCCGCCGTTGGCAACTGACGGATACCGGCCCACTCGACCTTGCAGAGCGTTGAAGATGTCTGGGTGAATTTCGCGGTACTCGTCAAGAACACCAAACGAACACTCTAGAGATAATAGACGGCGAACGTCGTTGGCGTCGTCCAACCCCCGGAATAGCACCTCGCACTCGACATCGTCGAAGCGCAAAAAGAACCGCTTATCTGTTCTAGCGAACGTGCCCGCTGGCCCCTCTGGGAACCAAGTCATAAACGTGGGGATTGTTGCGTCTGTCAACATCTGGTTCGTGTTACGAACAATAACCGCTCGAGACCGTCGCTTCCCATCAGCGCCCTTGCGCATCTTCGCCGCGTGGTACGCGATTTTTAGCATCGCTGCCGATGATTTCCCCGAGCCGACTGGGCCAGATATAAGAGAAACAAACGCGTCACACGTTAAGAATGGCTCTAGCGTCTTAGATGGTGTGTAACTGATACTCATACGTAGTCGTCCCCTGCATACTGGTAGTCGTCAGGCTCTGCAAAGGTCGTTGGTACGTGAAAAGTGTCGTTTTTTGGCTCATTTTCGAGCTTTTCAGGGGTAATTTCTATCGCGTCTTCTACCTCTGGAGTCCCATTCGCGATGGTTTTTGCACCGCCCGTGAGGTTAAAAGTGATCGAAAAACCGGGTCCAGCAACCACATTTTGGTTGTTTTTGGGTATCGCATCAGCAATACTGACCATCGTATCGAAGACTTTCGCCCTAGCGGCTAGCGGTTGTTCCCTATCTTTAACGTCATGGTAAAGAGACGCCATCAAATCTTCGACCAAGATACGTGCTTTCGCTTGTAGCGAGTACCCGTTCTCTCGAAACTCTTTTGAAAAGGCGTCGACATACCGCTGGAACATGGGGTTCGCAGCAATGGCATCGTATTCAGTCTGTGTGAAGCCTTCAGCCGCAATAACTTCTGCGAGAGGCCTCATGGCTCCTACGCTGTTCCTTGCGATAGATATGGCGAGTTCACGCAGCAACTGATCGGCAGCGATTGAGTTGTGCATAGGGGCGAATGTAACACAAGAAAAAATTTTTTGGAATACTTTTATATGGGGGGTGGGTAAAATAAATTGGCCATTTCTTTTTTGTGTGATGGGATTGTAAAAAT